GACATAGGCTGCTGTGCCAAGTCCTAGAATAGTGCGAGCATCTGCTTGACTTATGTTTTGGTATGCGCTTGCACTATCGTCCCAAGCAAGGAATGCGTCTGCTCCCGCGTCTGCAAGAGTGACAGTACGTCCCTGGATTGATGTAAGGTTCGCGAGCGTGTCGATAGCAGCTTCAATGGTAGCTTCAGTCGTAGCGTCAAGCGCGTCGATGTTCGAGAGCGTCATCGTACCCGCAGCGTCATCGAGGATAGTAACTGCTCCGAAGAGAAGGTTACCGCTTGCAGCTATGATGAGACTGTCAGTAGTTGTGTCGAACGTAAGAGCGGAGTCACCTTCGATGGTGCCGTCGCCAGTCCATACACCAACTTGGTTGTTGACTGGGGTGCCCACCTTGGTAACGTCGCCACCGCCTGCAAGCGTTGCCCAAGTGTTGTCGCCACGAAGGTACGTGCTCGCGCTTGGAGTTCCCGTTGCAGAGAGTTCGGTGAGTCCAACTGTTGCTGCGTCAAGACTCCAAACAGTACCAGAACCTGAGACTGTGATGTCTCCCTTGTCGCCGTCCGTGAGTGCGGGGATTGCTTCAATCTTGTCGTAGATAGCGTTCTTCGTTGGGACTTCGAGGGAGCCGTTCCAACCGACGCCATACGCTTCATCAGAGACTATGAGGTCGCCGTTGAGTGTGAGGACATTAGCGGAAGAGCGGTGAACGGTTGTGTCGGCACCAAAGAGGATACCGCCGCCGACTACGCCGGTGGTGTCGGAGAGCTGGATAGCCGCGTTCGTGGTGGCGCCCGAGGATAGAGCAACGCGAAGACCAATGTTTGCAGATGACCCCCTGTTCATTGGGTCAATGTCAACACCGTAGACGTTTGTTACAGTGCTGCTCGCGGCTGGAGTTGCCACATACACACCTTGTGCGTTAGTAGCCGTAAGTCCGGCGCCCGCATACGCTTGGGCCTGTATACCACGAACAGTTGTGGCAGTTAGTGTACCAGTTCCGGATGGACGTGTGTAGCCATAAGCTATGAGACCGCGAGCGGTGGTGACAGTAGGCGTACCAGTAGTTGAAGAGTCGACGAAAGCACCACCCGCGTCTATACCTGTAATTGTTCCGACGAGAGCACCTTGTTCGCGATAACGCGCTCCTTCGGCCTTGATTGCTTCGCATTGTGAAACCGTCACGCCCGTTGGTGAGCGAAGATAGTTCGCCATAGCGAATGAACGGAAGTCGTTTGATGAGTTGCTCGTCGGAGCAATAGTCAGGTCAGCAGCCATGCCGACAGTTGAACCGCTCGCTGTAGCGGTTTGTGTGATGTTGACGTCGAGAATAGTTGTTCCAGTCGTAGACCCTCCATTGATGACGAGCTGTCCCGTCATCGTGTCGCCAGCCTTCTCGACCCAGATGTCGCCAGTGCCGCCGGCTACGAGGCCAAGAGCAGTGCGAGCGTCACCTGCTGTTAGGTTGACGTAGGCGTTCGCACTGTCGTCCCAACCGAACACAGCGTCAGCACCGGCGTCAGCAAGCGTTACGGTACGACCTTGAATGGAAGTGAGGTTAGCAAGAGTATCGATAGCGGCTTCAATCGTTGCTTCTGTTGTTGCGTCCAGAGCATCGATGTTGGCGAGAGTAGTCACACCAGCGCCGTCGTCAGAGTAAATGTTGACCCATGCCGAGCCAGCGTACATACACAAAGCATTAAGGTCTGTGTCAAAGATTACAAGACCTTCAGATGGAGTGCTTATGGTGTTCTTCTGCGTAGTTGTCATCCTTGGAGGAAGGAATCCTTTGGTCGTTGAATCAGCTTGAAGTATGGCGGTGGCCGACATCGCTGCCTGGTTACCACCGAAAACAGTGCCGTGAACGCTGTTCATGCAGCTCGCGCTTCCAGCGCTCAATATCCATTCGCCCGTTCCCGAAGTGTTGTTGACCTGAATCTGACCGTTTCCAGCACCCGTTTCTACAACGTTAAACAGGGCTATGGCGTCCGACGCCGTGACACGGAATGCGGTGCTGTTCGAGGCGGCGCTTATTACTTCAAGTGGTACGTTAGGGCTTGCAGTGCCTACACCCACCCGGTTGTTCGTGGCGTCAACGACAAGAGTGGTTGTGTCCACTATGAGGGCGCTTGCGGTGATGGTTCCTGTTACGTCCAGAGGTGTGGTTGGGGCGTTGTTGCCTATACCCACGCGTTGCGTGTTATAGTCAACCATTAAAGCGGGAGCTGCGTCCGCCGCGGAGTCAGCAAAGAAAACGTCACCATACTCATACCCACTAGAGGAGCTGGTCGGAATGTACATGGCCACTCTTTCGGCAGCGGAGCTGTTCTCCGCCACGAAGCGAACGGAGTTTGGAGTGCCCCCAGTGTTTTGTATGTGAAGCGCTCCCGTTGCTGGCCTAATTATGGACACCATATCCGCGTTCGCTGTGGCAGACGATAGAATAATGGCGCCAGTCGACAGAGTGTCTGTTGCCGCGTCGTAAGTCAGCCCAGCGTCTCCCGCGAAAGCGCCAGCGTTGTTGTACTGGACTTGAGTAGTGGAACCTCCGGGAGTACCACCGCTACCGCCTGTTTGAGCAGCGGTAACCCAAGTACTCGTAGCAGCGTCGTAAGAAAGAACGTAATCGTCCTGCACGCCAGCAGTGTTTACGTCAAGAAGGTCGTTAATGTAAGCCCCCAGTGAGCCACCGGAGTTGACCGTAAGAGCATAAACATTATTCGCAGCAGTAACTGAGATAACGTAAGAGTTCTCCGATACAGTCGTGTTATAACTGTTTTCTGTTACTGTTATTGAATAAGTCATACTGTTACGTTTTCCTTTACTATGAAGTTTCCTTCGAGGTAGAACAGCGTTGAACCGCCAGAACTAGTGACCTTTAAGTCATAGACTCCATAGTCAAAGGTAAGCGCAGCAGTCTCGGCAGAAGAAAGGGAAAGAACGATGTTGCCACTACCGTTGATAGCGACACGACCGTTACCGGCAGTAAACTGAAGAAGAGTAGACGAGCTTTCATCACTCTTGCGAACATCCATAGCAACAGTGTAGCCTGTGTGGTCAACAGCAGAACTGTTGAGAGTGGCGCTGATTACGCAAGACCATGTCTCGCCTTTACGAACAACTAGGTTGTGGGATGCTGGCATATTAGATGTTTGCGAGACGGAATCCCTTGAAACGGGAACTCAGTATCTCCTCCTTGAGATGTTGAATATCACTCTTGAGCTGCTTGAAAGAATTAACACCGTAGCTTGTAGGTTCAACAATTGAGATGGAACCAACGCTTACAGAGCCACCGTCGTTGCGTTCATTAATGTTCTGACGGATGAGAGACTCAAGAACACGGTCAGTAACAAGCTTCGTACAAAGCATACGAACTTGAAGAGGTACTTCCTCGTAACCAGACGCGTACGTTACACGAATACGCTTGGAGCCAGTTGAAGGACTCCAGTTACTAAGAATACGAACAACACCACGGTCAAGGTATGAAGTATAGTCGGTGTCTTCAGTCTTGGTAATCCAGCTAGAACCAAGGGACGAACCGATAGGATACGCGTTATACTCTACAGTAGTAACACCAATGAGGGGAGCGTTGTCAAGGAACAAGTCCTCGCTGCCATCATAGTCAATGTACTCGACAACAGTAGTAGAGCCGAAGATAGTGTTCGCAATACCGTTGATGTACGCACTGTCCTCAAAAATCCACTCTTGAATAGTGGCGAGTGAGGGGTATGTGTTGTAGTCAAACGGAGTAGAACTACGAAGCTCTGCTGCTACAAGTGCTGGGGTTGTGTATGAGTAAACCATGTTTTGTTAGTGGAAAAAAGTAGGAGGGAGGACTTGTTTAAGGTCCTCCCAACCTAACTATTTACTTACTCGTAGTGAGCAAGTACACAAACGCCCGCAGTGCGGAGCATTTGCAGGTCGAACTCTTCTACACCGACAACGTCAGTGTAACGGCCGAGTTCAAAGCGCTGGGTACGCACAGTCGGAAGGGCCTTGCGACCGATACCGAATGCAGCTTCGCCCATCTGGTCAACACCAAGAACGATTGCCTTGGTCTTGTTCGTTGATGGAGCGATTTGCGTTGTCCAGTAGACATCAAGGCCGTAGATACGACCGATGAGGCCTGTCTGTGCAACTGCAATACCACTGTTCTGGAGGTAGCTGAACTGCGTGTCCTTGCTGAGTTGGCCAAGACCACCAGGCGATACGAAGATTGCCTTAGGGACCATCTTCGCAGTACGGATAGTGGTACATGCGTTAACAACGTCTGCGTAGTCAAGCGTGTCGCTTGATGCGAGTGCTGAGAATGCAACGTTGTTTGCAATAACCGAAGGGTTCGTGGTTGCGCTAAGAAGCGTAACTGCGAGGTTGTCTCGGTTAAGTGCAAGCGCGTAACCAATCTTCTTCGTCATGTTTTCCATGGCGCTGAAGAATGAGCGACGTGCTTCCTTGTCAGCGAGCTGGTATGCCTTTGCGTACTCACTCGGCGTGAAAGTGACTTGCGTAACGGTTTCAAATGCGCTGACAGCGACGTCTGCGGTTTCTGCAACTGCTGCTGCTGCGGTAGGTGCGGTGTCGACAGTGACCTTGAAGCTTGCGCCGTCTTGGCCGAGGATGTCGTCAAACACTTTAGCTTGGCTTGCAATAACGAGTTTTGCCTCGAGATGCGCCATCATCTGGGTGTTCCAGTATTGAGGGTTAACCAAACTACCCGAAGCTGCCGTGGTCACGAAGCCGCTAGCGCCGATTGCGTTTGCGATAATTTCGTAGGTGTCCATTGTAGTTCTCCTTAGTTTGTTTTTAGTATGGAGCAGGACGACCGAGCTTGGCATAGAAAGCATCCATGCTGTTTCGTTCTATCTGCTTCAACTCTTCAGCGGATAATCCGTGAATGTTAGTTTGTGAAGGCTGTGCGGAACCGAATGGAGATTCGTTGCGTGAAATACCCTTAGGACGTGCCTCAAGGGTTTGCAACTTTTCTTCCATACTCTTTGAGAGCTCTTCAATCTTTTTGATTGACGCTTCTTGTGTTCGGCGCAGTTCGGCCTCAAGCGCAGCGGTTCGGTCAGTAAGAGCTTTGCGCTCTTCTTCAGCACGGGTGCGGTCTTGTTCGGCCTTGAATGACTTGAGGGCTTCGTCCTTACCTTTGTTGACAGCCTCGTCAAGTAGGCGCTCCATCGAGCGAGCTTTTTCTTGCTCGGCGTGAAGTTCCTTTTCTTTGATTTCAATTTCCATCTTCTTAATCTCGTCTTCTGTTGCGTCTACCATAGTCTTAGTTCTCCTCTAGCTCCTTAATGAGCAGCTCGGTGTCAGTGATTGTCTTCTCAAGACTCGCAAGCTGTTCATCCATGTTCTTGAGGTTCTGTTCCATACCTGCAAGCTGGCTTTCCTTCTGGATGAGTTCAAGCTCGAACTCAAGGCCAGACATTTCCTGCTGAAGTTTCACATACTCAGGGTCTTGCTGGAACGCATACGTTGGTCGGACGTAGCTGTAGTTCTCCATCGCCTTAAGGTGCATCTTCTTACGTACTGCAACAAAGTTGCGAAGAAGCTCAACCTTAGGAGTCACTTCAAGCTTTTGTTTGCCAATCATGACAACCTCTTGCTTAGCGTTGTCAATGTGTTTGCGCTTACTTTGGATAAGCAGCTCTTTGTCTTCAGACTTACTGGTTGTTTTCTTACTCATAGTCAATTTCCTCGTCAATAAATTTATCTGTCCTTTACTAAGTCCCAGTTAGATGGGTAGTGAGGAATGTTAGCGGTGATGTCAACGAATACTGGGATTCCAGCCCGAGCCATGTCGAGGTAGAAGTAAACGTCGCTGTGTTTGTCAGTGAAGCGCTCGTCACACCAGAACGGCTGGCGTTCAATCACTTCACGACGGAGCAGAGTACAGCCGAAGCCGACTCCGTGAACACGAATAATATTGTCTTTCTGTTCCATGAAGTCTTTAACTTCTTGGAAGTCGTAGCGCTTAATGCCATTCTCGTCAGGCCGAACACCAAGGGGTCGTGTTCCTCTGAAGGCACCCTTCATTACGTCGTCAACGAAGACACACGGAATGAACTTCTCATCACGAGCGATATTGTATATGCTACCAACAACAGGGACGCTGTGATTCATCAATCGAATCAAAGAGTCTGGTGGTATGAGCAAGTCACTCTCGACAAAGAACAAGTACTCGTAGTCTCCTTCAAGGAGAATCTTACGAATCTTGTTCTGCGCTTTGGTGATTGCTTCGCGCGTGTTGGCGCCACGCTCGACGTGATATACTCGTTTGTAACCACGCCTTATGAGCTTGAGGTAGTATGCGGTTGTTGGACTGTTGTCCACAATCACCACATCAATCTTGCTCTTTGGATACTGGAGTTCGTTAATGTGCTTCATGCACTTATCCAGTATGTAGTCTTTGCCGGCGTAGGTAGTTACTCCTACAAGTACTCTTGGGTAGTCAGTCATAATCTAAATCAAGTCAAGCGAACAGTAACACTAAGATGCAACCCCGACGCCATCAAGCTCGGGGGTGTGCGTAAACGTAAAACCAAGATATCTTGGTTGCGAAATCATACCAGTAACACGGTCAACCTTACCAACCGCTTCAATACTTACCTTGCGGAACTTATCAGCAACCGCTTGGTAGGCACGGTCAAGAACAGCGTGAATCCAAAGCTTGCCATCCTTGACGGCCGCCTTGATACTCTTGAACACTCCCTTCTCCTGCTTCACTGCGTTTGCAATTGCTTCAACGTCAGAGCCGTACTTGGCCTTGGCCATGTTGAGAATCTTGTGGTCAACATCAGGGAGTGTGCTTCCTTCAGAGTTGATTTGAGCAGCGAGAGTTTCAAGCGCCTCATCAGAGAACCACTTACCGTCAGTCTTGCGGGGGTTCTTGTTTGCAAGAAGGACGGTGAGTTCGATGTCGCCTTGGGAGTTGGAGATAATTTGAGTTTCAGCCTCTTCGAGTGCGAACTGAAGAACCTGAGTTCCTTCATCGTACGCCTTACGAAGAATAGCAGTAGCTACCTTGTGAGCAAGGAAGCTGTCGCCATGACGACCGAGGCTATTCTTGTATGCGCGGTTGTAGAGGGAGTTCATGCTTGTTTGGTCTGGCGGTTGGCCTTACTGAGGTCTTGTCCATTCTGGCGAGCACGGCTAGGTGCAGCGTCTGCACTCTTCTTGCCGGCCATGCCCTCGTTGCCGGTACCAAGGTCTTTGTTACTCATAGCAGCGATGTCTTCTTGTGAGAGAAGGGGTTTGGAAGTTTCAAACACAACACCTTGGTCGGCGAGGTACTCAAGGATTGCTTCAGGGGTGAACTGTGCGTTACGCATAGTCATAGTGGTTTCAAAGATGCGAGTGCGAACAGTCTCATCCATGATACCGAACACAAACTCTACGCGGTCAAAACCACTCTTGGGGAGAAGGTCATAAGTGATGTCGTCTTCGAGAAGACTGTGAATGTTAAAGACACGAGTGTTGATGTACTCACGTGCTTCAGCGCCAACGTTACGACCACTGGAGTCGCTGATGCCTGCTGCAATCTCAGGTACTTGTAGGAGCTGTCGAATCTCGCTGTTAGCCCAAGCGATGATTTGAAGTAGGTAAGGGATAATCTTGCTAGGGTCTTGGAGAGGACCAACAACAATCTTACCCTCCACAGGGATTGGTTTACCAAGGTGGTATTCGGCCGCCTTAAGGTACGCCATGAATTCCTTCATCTTCTGCGTGCTTGATTCCTCAACTGCGATGATAGGACGCATCTGGTTGGTCTGTACGAACCACTGCATAATCTGACGAGCGTAGTCCTTGATAAGAACTGTCTCGTAGATTGCTTCGATGTTGAACTCGCTCCACACGTTGGTGGTGAAGTCATCAAGCTTGAAGTGGGTTACTTCATCAACTTCCCATGACGGGCGTTTGGCTGACTTGTCAAAGGACGAGTCAGCACCGATTTCTTGGTAGTAACCTAGTACGTTGCCGTTGTCGTCGGCATCAATCTTCATGTACTCGGTTTCAAGGATGTTGAGTTCCGAGAGCTTGCTGCCTTTCTTGCGAATCTCAACGAATGCGTTATTGTACATGATAAGGTTAAACATAACCTTTCGTAGCAAACGGTTAAAGCGAACTCGCTTAAGTTCCTGTTCGAGCGCCTTCATGCTGCTCTTCTTGTTTCCGTTAATGGGTTGCAGGCGCCAGCCGCTTTCGTTTGCCTTGTCAACAAGCTTTATGATGCTTGAGCGAACCACTGGGTCATTCCGGAGAATCTTAAGTATAACCGACGGTTGTGTTCTCGGACTTCGGCCCATAATGCCTTCCTGGCGTACAGGGGCTTGGGTAGTGAAGTAGTCCAATATGACGCCTTTGCTATCAGCGTTACTGATGACTTCTTGGTCGATATTGGTTGAACCCATGTGAATGTTAAATGCTTATATAAATATTTATATAGAGACAGAAGTATCTATAATCAGAGGATTTGTTTATAAAGGTTTCTACTTATCTGCCTTGTACTCAATGAAACTCACCCTGTAGACGCTGAGCTTGTCCAAGTTGTCAAGATAAAATCGAGGATTTTTGATGACTCGCTCAAGAACCTCAGCGTGATACGCCTTCTGCTCCTCAAGATTCATGAACAGCCACAGGCGGCTTTCACGGTCGTAGTCAGAGTTCGTCTTCGTCCAACGTGGCGACATCGTCAATACCTCCAACTGGAATATTAAATCGGTGCTCACCGCTGATTTCCTTCTTGGGAACTTCAGCAGGGCGCTTACGCATCAT